CATTGGAGAGAACCTCGGTGTCCTCTTTGATACGCAACAACAGATTACAAACTACTATCGTGAACTAGAAGAGGAGTCCAAGACCAACTTTAATCCAGAACAAAACACAAGCAAGAAAGCCATTGAGAGGGCTTTGATTGAGTTGCAGATGGAGAAGTTGCTTGAGCAGACTAGGGAATCTATGGTGTATGCACCGCCTGAGTTAAAAAACTTGTACAGTAGATTCTTGGTCATGCACGGCAAGATTGAGCGTGAGCAAGAGTGGGCTAGGTCAGAGATGATTCGTAGAGCTAGACGGGCAAGGTGGGAGAAAGAACAAGAAGAGATTAGGTTCATTGAACTCATAAGTGGGGTAATTGCTGTGGCGTTTATGTCTTTACTGTTTGGGTGGCTAATGTGGCAACTGCGCGTCTTATCGGATGGATTCTGAGCGTATTAGCGTTATGTATTATTGTTGCAACAACAAGCATTGCCTACATAGAAACGCTATACATGAAGGCGCAGCTCAAGCGAGAGATTAAGGAACTTCGTAAACTTAAACAGGAATTAAAGGAAAACAAATGATTCCAATAGGCGCACTTATAGACATTGGTGGGAAGATACTAGACAAGGTATTTCCTGACCCTGCTCAAGCCGAGCAAGCCAAACTCAAACTACTTGAGATGCAACAAAACGGTGAGTTAGCAAAGCTCAATGCCGATGTTTCTGAGCAACATGAGTTGACTGAACGCCTCAAAGCAGACATGGGTAGCGACTCTTGGCTGTCCAAGAACATTCGCCCCATGACCCTAGTGTTTATCCTAATTACCTACACAACCTTTGCCATGATGTCTGCATGGGATATTGAGGTCAATAACAACTATGTAGAGCTGCTAGGTCAATGGGGAATGTTAATAATGTCTTTTTATTTTGGTGGTAGAACGCTAGAGAAAATCATGGATATGAAGGCTAAAAATGAATCTAAGCGAACACTTCAGTCTTGACGAGGCAACGTATAGCGAGACAGCTATTCGGATGCACATTAGCAATCAGCCAGACGATAGACAGTTAGAGAACATGAAGTCGGCTGCACAACAACTGGAGGCTGTACGCAATGTCACAGGCGCTCTTCGTGTTAATTCTTGGCTACGCTTGCCTGATGTCAACGTGGCTGTTGGCGGTTCTAAGGTATCCAGCCACATGGATGGTTGGGCTATTGACTGCTCTTCTACTGCTCACACTCCTTACGCGCTATGTCAGCTTGTTATAGGGGCTGGTATCAAGTTTGACCAAATGATTCACGAATACGGTCGGTGGATGCACATATCCTTTGCGCCTGAGATGCGCCAGCAAGGATTGACAATCTACAAGCCTGAAGGAAAATACAAGACGGGGATATTAACAGAGGAGCAATACCATGCCAGCTAAAAAAGGTCTGTACTACAACATCAACAAGCGTAGGGAGGCGGGTCTTCCCGCTAAGAAGCCCGGTCAAAAGGGCTACCCTACTGTTGAAGCATTTGTGCGTTCTGCAAAGACTGCTAAAAGAAAGTCCAAACGCTAATGCCAAAGAAGACTAATCTCTCTGTCGGTAGAGGCGAGAAGTTATCTGTCAAAGCGGGTGGTGGCTTGACTGCTAAAGGTCGGGCTAAATACAACCGAGCTACTGGCAGCAAACTCAAAGCCCCAACTAAGTCAGGACCTCGCCAAAAGTCTTTCTGCGCTAGAAGTAAGTCGTGGACTGGAGAACGAGGCAAAGCAGCGCGTAAGCGTTGGGGTTGTCGTTGAGTCATCCTGCACAGTTAGAGTTTGTCTCCTTTGTTAGAGAGAAACTTCCACAATACTTTGCTAACAGACGAGTCCTAGAAGTCGGCAGCCTTGACTTAAACGGCTCAATACGGCAATTCTTTAAGAACTGTGCTTACCTTGGCGTTGACCTTGGCATAGGTGCGGGGGTTGATTTGGTAGCAAAAGGTGAAGAACTGGTCTTCCCTGATAACAGCTTTGATGTAGTGGCTAGTTGTGAGTGCTTTGAGCATAACCCTGAGTGGGTTAAGACATTCAACAATATGGCGAGGATGGGGTGCGGGTTGGTCTTCTTCTCCTGCGCTACTACTGGCAGAGCCGAACACGGCACACGCAAGACAAACCCACAAGATGCACCGTTCTGCGGAGACTACTACCGCAACCTTACAGAGCAAGACTTTAAGGACAACTGCGACATGAGCAAGTTCGTTGAGTACCAGTTTGGTGTTAACGAAATTGCCCATGACTTATATTTTTACGGTGTCTTGAGAAGCTGACCTTCAAAGGCGTATGTGCCTACATGGGCTAGGTCTACCCAAGGCGCTGCCCAAACTTTAAAGCCATGCTCTCTAGCCCTCTTACAGAAGTAATAGTCCTCAGAGAGTAAGAGTCCTGATTGCTCTTCTATGCAAGTAGCAAAGAACTCATTGACTTTTTCCCCGTTCTGAGGATTCTGGATGTCCATAACATTGTTGAGGTATGTAGGTAGTTTCCCTACTAGACCTTCATAGACCTCGCGCTTGATGAGCATAAAGCCTGTGCCGCCATTCCATATCTCTAGAGGCTCACCAATTGGAACTGTGACTGTTTCCTCGTAATTCACAAGGTTCACAACAAAGTTGCCTGTATGGTGTTTTAGCTGGTCATCAGGTACACCAGCGTCCATAGCGGTGCGTACTGTTTTCCAATTGATTTCCTTCTTGGGATAGATTCCGCAGATGATGTCCTTGTCAGCAGAAATCATTGGCAAGATGTGTTCTGGAATGAATTTAATGTCTGAATCAATAAACATCATGTGAGTGCATTTGGTCTTTAGAAAGGCATGAGCCAAGAGATTGCGTCCTCGCTGAATGAGAGACTCATTAAAAAGAAAAGAAAAGGTTACGTCTATGTTGTTGTTGAACGCTAGCTTTTGAAGCTGTAGGCAGCCTTGGGTAAAAAAGCCAAAGCATTGACCACCGTACATTGGTGTCGCTACAAAGATGTGGTTTTTCTCTGGCGGTATTTCTACTGTGCCGATTGATGGGATGTCGATTGTTTCCATGTTTGTCCTGTTGGTTTAATAAGTGGGGCTACCCGAAACGCTGCCCCGTCACGTTCCTAACTGTCCTCGTGGGACTCGACTTCGGGATGTCGGGGGGTCATCTCTTCTATGACTACATGAAGCAGCCCACCTTTGATTTGCTCTCCTCGAATCATCTCAATGTGGTCAACTTGGAAGTCGTTGTCAAACACTCCAGCGTGTTCTAGTGCATCAAGTACCGCTTTGATACGGTTGTCGATGTCTATTTTTCTTTTGTCTCTAGGACGCAGAATTAGTGTTAGTTTCAATTTTTTGTCCCCAAACTTAGGAATGTTGTTTTCAATTACAAAGACTTGGACAGCTTCTCTAAACTCCCTTCCCTTGGCGCTCATCACCATGTGACCGCGAAAGTTGCGGTAATAGGTGTTAACGCTTGGGGGAAATGGGAGAGAGAAGCTAGCCGTCAAAATGGCACGTCACTATCTTTTGGATAAGACTTAGCCGGTTTGTCAGTTACCTCTTTAGGGTACTGCTGCTGTTGTTTGTTCCAGTTAGGGTCGTTGAGCTTGATGTTGTAGTAGATGCCAAAGCCAGCATCGTTCTCCCATGCACCAAAGGTAATGATTTGACCTTCGTACATGAATGTGCCTTTCCAGTCTGGCTCAGAAGAACCCTGTTTTTTGTAGGTGTTCTTTGTCATTCGTCCTTTCATCTCTTGCGGAACAAACGGGGGTTTCTTTTGGTTTTCCATGATTTTCCTTTCAACGGTAGATATATCGGGCATACTCGCGCCCATTTTCTTTAACCATAGTTGTAAGGATTGGGTGTCCTTGCTTCCTAAGATATTCGATATGGGCTGCAAGCCTGAATGAGCCATAGTTTTGTAATGCGTCCATTGGAGTTAGTGAGCCTATGTTCTGCAAATGGTTCAGAATATTTTGTCGTTGTGTTCCATGTCGGCTACGAACTGGGACGCTGGTGACTTTGGGTTTAGGTTTACTCCCACCTTGGCTAACTCACCTCTAATCTTGATTCTCTCAAAGCTAGAGAACTTCTCAGTTATATCGTGATTAGCCTGTGCTAGGGCAGCAATCTTCTCGGTGCGCTGTTCATCAGTTATTGTTTTAGACTGCATGACTCTAGCTGCCAAACCAGCATAGGCTTCTATCCATTCCTCTGGATTGCCGTAAAGGGCGTATATCTCACCGTCAGGCTTAATGATGGGGTAGTCACCAGTAGAGGCTTCTATGACCTCTAAGGGCTGTTTAACGTCTTCTACAACGCCCATGTGCTTTGGCATAGGACTATCAAAGTCCATAACCTCTTCTGTAGCGTAGTGTCCCAAGATACAAGCTGGATAGATAGAGCGCACGGCTCTAGATATAACCCTAGCTCTAAGCATATCTTCAGGGTACTTAGACCAGCCACTACCGTCACGGTAGATACCGGCTTGCTTTGCCATTTCAATAGTCCATTCAACGGTAAGAGTACCGCCTTGTGGGTGCTTGAATGTTCCCTTGACTGCCTTGGGCGTGACTACATCCCATTGGACAGAGCCACCAGAGAGTTGGAAACGGGCTAGGATAGCTTGAGACTTCAGGGCTGGCTTGCCTTGAATGATGTCGTACTCTTGCACGACAGAGGCAGGGTGCTTGTTTTCTGCTTGGGCTACAAGCATTACAGCCATGACTTGCTCTTTGGTTTTAAAACCGTAGAAGCCGCTTTTTACGATACTGTCAGCCATGACTGTCATGTCTGATACAGGGATGATATTACTCATGTGTTTTTCTCCGAGTTAGGAATAGTGTTTATAAGTCTCTTGCTTGCAGCATTGCATCTGCAATCATGTAAGCCCTCTGAGCAAACTCTTCAGGCGTTGCTTTGAGTGATGGTTCTGCAAGCATCCCTTGCAAAGCCTGAGTCGCAAAGTAATCTCTGAGCTTCATGCCTTTGTCAGCAGTACCCGTCTTAGGGTCGTGTCCACTAGGAAATGCGTTCATCTTTAGCTTTCCTTCCGGGCTTTGATTTTGGTGTGCCGTCAACCCTCAGACCCCACCGAGCCTGTTCTAGCTTGTCTATGCGTTGTAGCGCTTGAGCAAACAAGTCTTCAAGCATGACAACTTCTTGCTCTAGGCGCTCTAATCGTTTTGTTTTGAATAGCAACATGATTACCCTTTCACTAAGAATCTACGGCTACCGGCAAACTCCCGAACATAAGACTTGTGAATGTCTGGCATAGACTGCTCAAACAACTTAGAGTCAAACTTCATGCTGCCCTTAGATGATTTCCAAGTGACCAGAACTCGCCCGTCTAGGGTTACCAATTCGCTATTGACCCCCATAAATTTCTGTATTTCCACCTGAAGTTTCTCTTCTTCCTTCTCCCACTTCTTGAGTTCAGTCTTGGTGTATTGCAAGGCTTGCACCATCTGCTCTAGGGACTGTGGCGCGGTGATGGATGTAGGTGCGGATACAGAATAGATTAGCTTTGCTTGCTCGGTTGTCTCAGGTT